CAACCTGGACAAGAGCCTGCCAGAACATAAGACGATGAGGCAAGCGGCCAAGAACGGGTTTGTATTCCCCCAGTTCTATGGCGATTATTATAGAAACAATGCTATAGGGATTTGTGAATGGGTCGGGCTACCTCTGAACCAGAAATGGAAAAAGACGGACGGCATCCTACTGCCGGAAGGGATCCATATCGGGGAGCATCTCCACCATCACAATATTCGTTCTTTTAATGATTTTGTGGACCACATGAAATGGGTAGAGGATGACTTCTGGAACAGGCGTTTCCGAGTATATCAGCAGTGGAAGGAAGACTGGGTGGCCCAGTATCGGAAGCGGGGGTATCTGAGAACCCTGACAGGCTTTGTCTGCTCGGGGGTTATGCGGGGAAACGAGATAGTCAACTATCCAATCCAGGGGGTGGCCTTCCACTGCCTGCTGATGACCTTCATAAAGGTCGACGAGGCGGCGCGACGGGAAGGATGGAAATCCCGGCTGGTGGGCCAGATCCACGACTCTATGGTCATGGATGTAGTGCCAGAAGAGCTTCCCCACATCGAGGCCACAATGAAGGATATCGTGGGGAATTACCTGCCGAAAATCTGGCCCTGGATCATAGTCCCGCTAGAAATTGAAATCGATACCTATGGAGTTGACCACCCGTGGATAAAATAAGGAGAAAGGATGGATTTGATTTGGCGATAAAGGTGAATCTTATGAAATTATACTATGCCAATCTACTATCTGTAAAAGAACTTGAAAAATATTTAGAGAGCAGACTCAATGAGGGAAAATAATGAAGATTTATTTAGCGGGGGGCGTCTCCCCCCCAAAAGACAATAAAAGAATACAAGAACTATTTCGCAAAAATAACAAGCTTCATTCCTATTTTCACGCCAAAGATGAAAAGAAAGGTTTAGAAGGAGAGCGGTTTCATGTGAATATAAAAAATAAAGTTAATATATTCCTTGATTCGGGGGCCTTTTCTGCCTTAACCCAAGGAATAGAAATCAACATCTACCAATATATAGACTTTATCAAAAAACATTTAGACGTACTTGAAGTATATGCTAATCTTGATTTCATTCCTAAGAAGGATACGGGGCCTAGTAAAAAAATGAGCGCAGAAAAAACACTCGAAAACCAACGCATCATGGAAGAAGCAGGGCTTTCTCCGTTACCATGTTTTCATGTTGGGGAACCGCTGGAATACTTGGAATACTACATCAAAAATTATGATTATATTACCCTCGGCGGGATGGTTGGAAAGCAAAAAGGCACGTTGATCCCTTGGCTTGATTTGGTTTTCGAAAAATTTATTTGTGATAAAAATGGAATGCCTAAAGTCAAAGTGCATGGATTTGGTCTCACTTCCCTTTCATTAATGCTAAGGTATCCATGGTATAGTGTGGATAGTACTTCTTGGGTCATGACGTCGCGGATGGGTTCAATCTACGTCCCAAGATATCGTAACGGGAAATGGATATACGATGAGAACTCTTGGAGCGTAGCGGTTTCTTCTCGGAGTCCGAGAAAAGCAGAAACCGGGAAGCACATTGATACTTTCTCACCGAAACACAGAGACATTATTTTAGATTATATTCATTCCAAAGGATATAAGCTTGGAAAATCCAGGTTTGAGTATTACCCGCAAAGCCATGAATTAGGAAAGAAAGAGCGTTGGGCAGAAAAGAAGCCCAAGAACAAAAACGCCCTACGATTATTAGAGATCATCGAGGAAGATGGAATAGCCAACCATTACCAATTACGGGACGAAATGAACATAATCTATTTTCAGGACCTGGAGAAAACCATACCAGAGTGGCCTTGGGCATTCAAATTAAAAGGATTGCGGGGTTTTTCACTATGAGATTATATTTTGCCAGCCCCGGTTATAGAAAGGAGATCTTGACTATCATGACTATCGAAAAAGACGGGAGAGAGTTTTTTGTTTATTGTGATATATGCGGAGAGACTGCAAGGGAATTCTTCGATACCTTCCAGGATGCCGTAGACTTTAAAAAGGAGAATAGTTGGAAAAGTCGGGCAGAAAAAGGGGAGTGGCTAGATATCTGCCCTGAATGTCAGGGGGTGAAATAATTGAAATGTGATGGGTTCTCCTCAAAAGATACTCGCAAGGGGTTATTGATAGAAAAGGCTAGGGAATTGAAAGAGGCTGGGTTAAAATGGTCATGGAAGCCTGGAGATTTTTTCGTACTCTGTTGGGAGGAAAATCCAGAAACGGAGTCGGCGATTCGGGTATGCTACAAGGGGTTTAGCGGAGATTATTATGGGGATAAAGAAGATATCTGGATTCCGCGGCTTGACCAGTTATTGGAAGAGATTATGGTAAGGTCATATAGGATCAAGCTCGAATCCTTTATAGGTGTTTTTAAAAACCGGGATTATTGCGTGACGGTAGACGCCGGACGAAAAAGAAAAGCCTTCTGGTCCCGCAGCTCCCTGGAAGATGCCACCGCTGACGCACTACTGTGGCTTTTAGATATGGAAAAAGGAGGTCGATCGTAATGGAAAGTAATCAAACCCTGGCTCTGAAATACCGGCCTAAAACGTTGGACGAGGTTATAGGCAACGAGCTGGTAGTATCCGTATTGAAAAGCCAACTAAGCGGGGAAAGCCAACAGCCACTATCCCGAAGCATCCTGCTGCATGGACCGACCGGTTGCGGCAAAACCACCCTGGCCAGGATTATTGCCCGGGAGCTGGGGGTTAGCAACGCGGACCTGAAGGAAATAGACTCAGCGGATTTCCGGGGAATCGACACCATCCGGGAGATTCGCAAGCAGAGCCAGTACATGCCGTTAGCCAGCCCATACCGGGTTTGGATATTGGATGAGGTACATATGCTGACCAGGGAAGCTCAAAGCGCTCTACTTAAAACTTTGGAAGATACCCCGAAGCATATATACTTCATCTTATGTACCACCGATCCGCAAAAGCTACTACCGACGATACGGGGTCGCTGCTCCCAGTTCCAGGTCCAAACAATCAACGACAAGGAGATGAAGCGGCTCCTGCGGAGGGTGGTGAAAGCAGAAAAGGAAAGTCTGACCAAAGAGGTCTACGTCCAAATAATACAGGATAGCCTGGGTCACCCCCGGAACGCCTTGCAAATCCTGGCTCAGGTCCTGGCCGTAGAGGAGGACCGGAGGCTGGAAGTGGCCAGGCGGACAGCGGAGGTCCAGTCCCAAACAATTGAGCTTTGCCGGGCACTTGTCGGTGTTGCTCCCTGGAAGAAGGTTTCCGGTATTCTTGGGGGGCTGAAGGAAGAAGACGCGGAAAAGATCCGCCGGGCTGTTTTAGGCTATTGCCAAGCCATACTTCTTAAAGGAGAGAATAACGGGGCCGCCGCAATCATGGAGGAATTCATCGAACCTTTCTTCAGCTCTGGGTTCCCAGGGCTGGTGCTAGCCTGCTACCGTTGTGTAAACTCCGATGAATAAAAAACGGGGAATGGTAAGGACAAAGAAGTCGGTAAATCCCGCTCGTGAGGGGGGTATGATGAGGACTAGGCGGCCCTCCCCAGGGAAGGGGATGGTCCGCTTGGTAGAGTATATAGATAAGGATAGGGCATACCGGATGGGTAGGTTAGTGGAGGAACGCCGGGCTTATGTATTACTTATAGGGGTGTTCGGAGAGAGGGTAGAGGTTCCAAAAAACCGAACCATTAAAGAACATATCACGTCAGTGGAGCGGTTAAAAGCGTTTAGTCGGACTTACTGTATAAACTGCTATGGGATAAACAATTATCCACCGACGCTTTGAGGAGGGTGTTTTTTAAACGCGTCTGAGCACCAATATATGACTTCGGAAGACTGTTATAAACTGCTACTATAAAACTCAAGCAGGTTAATTCTAGGCCAAGCAGTATAATAATATAGGGAGTTATTTAATATGGATCAAAAAATCAAATAACTGTTTGAGGAAGAATAGGAAAAGAACAAAGCTAGGAGGGGGAGATATGGAGTTGGACTATGAAAGGGATGTAGGCATCGACGAACAGGCGCTGGATATTGAGTGGCTGCAACAAGCCAGCCTTATGTACCGCTATGCGAAACACCAAGCCCAAACCCGCAAGGCGATGGATGAGGCAAAGGAGCGCCTGGACTATGTCCGGGCCTCCCTGGAAATGGATATCCGGGCCAACCCGGATAAATACGGCCTGGGTAAGGTAACAGAGGCTGCTATAGCCAGCACCATCCTTTTGCAAGGGGGGTATCAGGGAGCATCAAAGGCTTACATCAACGCCAAGTACGAGAATGAAATAGCAGGGGCG